ATCCGTAACGGTAAAACAGGCATCCTTGGCCTGTACCCGCTGCTGCCTGACCGTATGGAGGTGGATAGGGACAGCTCCGGCAAACTGACGTACACCTACACCACCACCGAGGGCGCTGCTGTGCAGCTGAATCCCGAGGATGTGCTTCACATTCCCGGTCTGGGCTTTGACGGCATCATGGGCTACAGCCCTATTGCGCTGGAGAAGAACGCCATCGGCCTTGGCATCGCCGCCGAGGAATACGGTTCGAAGTTCTTCCAGAACGGCGCACGCCCCAGCGGTATCCTGACGCATCCCAATACCATCCGCGACCCGAAGCGTCTGCGGGAAAGCTGGAATGCGACCTATGGCGGCTCCTCCAATGGCGCAAAGGTTGCCATTCTGGAAGAGTCCATGACCTTCACACCTATCAGCCTGCCGAACAACGAGGCACAGTTCCTTGAAACACGCAAGTTTCAGGTGGAGGAAATCTGCCGAATCTATCGTGTGCCGCCGCACCTGATCGGCGATCTGAGCCGCAGCACCTTCGCCAATATCGAGCATCAGTCCATCGACTTCGCTACGCATACCATCCGGCCTTGGTTGGTGCGTATCGAGCAAGCCATGAACCGCGCCCTGTTCTCTGAAAACGAGAAGGGGCGCTTTTATGTGCAGTTCAACATCGACGGCCTGATGCGCGGCGACTACAAGAGCCGCATGGAAGGCTATGCCATCGCAAGGCAAAACGGCTGGATGAGCGCCAACGATATCCGGGCGCTGGAGAACATGAACCCTATCCCGGACGAGGAAGGCGGCAACACCTATCTGTGCAACGGCAACCTCATTCCTGTTGGTCTGGCTGGTATCTCTATGGTGGCTTCTGCAGTATCCACGCTGAAGGAAGAGCCTGCCGAGGATACCGCGCAGGAACAGCCACCGCCCGAGGAACCCAAGCCCAAATCCAATAAAAGAACGAGGAGGAATGCCCATTGAGAGAGATTACCATGAACGGCTATATCGATGAAGAAAGCTGGTTCGGCGATGAAATCACCCCGAACGGCCTGCACGATTGGCTGTACGGCGAGGACAACGCTGCAGTGGATGACGTGCACATCCGTCTCAACTCCTACGGCGGCTCCTGCAACGCTGCCACCCGGATGTTCGATGATATTCGTGCCTATCCCGGCAGCGTGAAGATCACCATCTCCGGCACGGCAGCATCTGCCGCAACGGTTGTGGCGATGGCGGCTGACCGACTGGAAATGACACCCGGCAGTCTTTTCATGATCCACGACCCCAGCACCGTTGCCTACGGCAATGAGCGCGATATGGACGAGGCCAAAGCCGTCCTCCGAGCCTGCAAGGAGAGCATCCTCAACATGTACGGCACCCGCATGCGTGTATCGCGCAACGACGCCGCCGACATGATGACCGCCACCACGTGGATGGATGCCAATGAAGCCTTTGACAAGGGCTTTGTGGACGCTGTCACCGAAACGCCTGCCAAGCTGCCCACAGACAGCGCAGGACATAAGGTATCCCTTGAGACCGCAAAAGCGGGTGTTCAGGCTTGGTTTGATCGAAAGACCAAGCCTTTTTCTGTGGATCGAAAGCAGAAATCTGTGCCTGAACCGGCCTGTGTGGCACCTGCTGTTGACCCTGTTACCGAAAACCGTGTGCCTGTGCTGGACACCGACACTCGGCTTGAACATCTCAGATTTTGATAGGAGGAATTCCGTATGAATCAGATTCTTACCATGCGCGAGAAGCGCTCTTCCCTGTGGGACGCCGCCAAGAAGTACCGCGACTCCCACGTCGGCAACGACGGCACCATGACCGCCGAGGATGCGGCTGTCTACGACCGTATGGTCGATGACGTTGACCGCATGAAGAAGGAAATCGACCGTCTGGAGCGTCAGGAGGCCATCGAGAACGAGATGAACCGCCCGACCTCCAGCCCCATCGTCAACCGCCCGGAGAATCCCATCCTCGGCGATGAGAAGAAGGGCCGTGCTTCCGACAGCTACAAGAAGGCGTTCTGGCAGAACATGCGCTCCAAGAGTGTTCCCCATGAGGTGTACAACTCCCTGCGCATCGGCGCGGACTCCGAGGGCGGCTATCTTGTGCCCGACGAGTACGAGCGCACCCTGATCGATACGCTGCAGGAGGAGAACATCTTCCGCAAGCTCGCACACGTGATCTCCACCGAATCCGGCGACCGCAAGATTCCCGTGGTCGCGTCCAAGGGTACTGCCGCATGGATCGACGAGGAAGCCGCTTATCCCGAGAGCGACGATACCTTCGGTCAGGTGTCCATCGGCGCTCACAAGCTGGCGACCATGATCAAGATCAGCGAGGAACTGCTGAACGATTCCGTGTTCGACATGCCGTCCTACATCGCCCGCGAATTTGCCCGCCGTATCGGTGCTGCTGAAGAGGAAGCCTTCTTCACCGGCGACGGCACCGGCAAGCCGCTGGGTATTCTCGCTGCCACCGGTGGTGCGCAGACCGGCGTGACCGCTGCCAGCGCGACTGCCATCAGCATGGACGAGGTGATCGATCTGTTCTATTCCCTGCGTGCGCCCTACCGTAAGCGTGCGGTGTTTGTGGTCAATGACTCCACCGTCAAGGCCATCCGCAAGCTGAAGAACGGCAACGGCGATTACCTGTGGCAGCCCAGCCTGACCGCCGGTACGCCTGACATGCTGCTGGGCCGTCCTGTGTACACCTCTGCGTATATGCCCGTCGTCGAAGCCGGAGCCAAGAGCATCCTGTTCGGCGATCTGGGCTATTACTGGGTCGCTGACCGCGAGGGCCGTTCCTTCAAGCGCCTGAATGAGCTGTATGCCGCCACCGGTCAGGTGGGCTTCCTCGCTTCCGAGCGCGTGGATGGCAAGCTGATTCTGCCCGAGGCCGTCAAGGTGCTGGCGCAGAAGTCTGCCTGATGAGGAGGGATTGACATGAACAACGCAACTCGCAACTACCACGCCCACGGCGGCAATGAATGGGTCATCGGTGGCAAGCTGACCTTCCTTCCCGGTGCGACCGTTGAAGGCGCGGAGGGTCTGTTCGACCTTCCCACTGTCGGTGAGCCGGTGATCCTGCCCAACCTCCCGGACAGTGAGGCGACTACGGTCGCAGCACTCCGGGAGGACTACAACGGCCTGCTTGCGCTCCTGCGCAAGGCTGGCCTGATGGAAAGCCCTGATGCCACGTGATCCTGACCGCCGATGATGTCAAGCTGCACCTGCGCATTGAAGATGATGAGGAGGACGATTACATCGAAACTCTCATCCAGCAGGCGCAGGCTGCAGCCGAGGACTTCTGCCGCACAGAGTTTGGGGACAACGCAGCCCCGCCTGTGCGGCTTGCTGTTCTCCTGATGGTTTCTCATTACTATGAGAACCGCGACAACCCAGACCGCACGATCTATACGACCATGCGCATGGCGTTTGAAAACCTGCTCTACCCGTACCGCGACCTTGATAAGTTCTTTTGATGGAGGTGATGGCGCTTGCGCGGATACAAATCCTTTGACGGAACGCCGCATCCCGGCGATCTTCGCCACCGTGTGCAGATTGGCTACACGGAAAATACCATCAACGAGAACGGTTACCCCGAGCCGAGAGACGTGATCCTGTGCAAAGTGTGGGCATCTGCCATCGACGCTGGCAACCAGCACTATCGCTCCGCTGACGTGATGAACACCGAGCAGGTGGTCAACTTCACCATCCGTTATCGTCCGGACGTAAAACCGGGCATGTGGGTGCTGTTCAACGGTGAGAAATGGGAAATCTCCACGCTGGGCGAGTACGCCTTCACCAAGGCATACCTCGGACTCAAGGCTTCCGTGGCGAAGGGAGTGAGCGGCTGATGCGACAGGTTCAGGAAGCGCTCAAGGGTATCGGCATCCCGGTGTATGCCGGTGTCTGGCGTGCCACCTCCATGCAGCAGAACCCGCCCCGCCAGTATGTGGTGTACTCCACTACGACCACGGAAGCCGCCCACGAGGACGATCATCCCGCCCTGTACCGCACCTATGTGTATCTGAATCTCTGGTCGGAGGTTGATCCGACCGAGATGCGCCGCACGATCAGGCAGGCCATGTATGCCGCAGGCTTTGGCATGGTGGAGGAATCGGACAAGGGCTATAACCAGCCTGCCTACGATACCGCCACCGGACAGTTTACCGTGCAGTGGACATGGTGCCTAAGAGAGCTGGTGTAGTCATGCCTATGAACACAGAGGGCTTTGCCGAGCTGGCAGGCCAGATCGAAAAGATGGCCAATCGGCTGAACACCAACGACGAGGGCGCACCCACGGCAAAGCGTATCCTGCAAGCCGCCGCCCAGCCCATCCACCAGCAGATGAAGGCAAACGCCAGCAGCGACCCTCAGATTATTGAGGGCAAGCTGCATGGTGCGCTGAACATCGGCAAGGTGAAGCGCCGCCGCAAGGGTGGTCAGCACATCACCATCGGTGTCCACCGCAAGGATTGGGATGATGAGGATTATTATCCCGCCTATGTGGAATACGGTCACGGCGGCCCCGGGCCTGCGCCCGCGCATCCCTATATCCGACCTGCCTATGATACCCGTCAGGATGAAGCCTACGGCATTATCCGGGACGGACTTTTGAACGAACTACGAAAGTGAGGACTTTATTATGGCTGTTACTGCTTCTCCCACGGTTTCTTCGACTATCGGTCTTAAGAACGTGGTCATTGCACCGCAGACGGCAGATACCGAAGCGGAATGCACCTATGGCGCTGTTCAGGCGGTTGCGGGCGCGATTGAAGCGACCATCACCCCTGAAAACGCTGATCCCGATGTTCAGTACGCCGATGACGTGGAATTCGACGTGCTGTATCCTGACCCGGAGCTGAGCTTCTCGCTGAAGCTGGCGGATCTTCCGCTGGCCATTCAGGAAATGCTGCTCAACAACACCATTGACGATAACGGCGTTCTGATCCGCTCTGCATCCGACAAGCCGCCCTATTTCGCGGTGGGCTTCAAGAGCGAAAAGAGCAACGGCAAGTACCGTTATGTGTGGCTGTACAAGGTGCGTGCCAAGCCGGTCACCGAAACCTACCAGACCAAGGAGGGCGACACCGTCACCCGCCAGACCGGCAGCGTGGAATTTACCGCCATCCAG